CCGTTTGCGCTACGGAGTTGTATATAGTGAACCCAAGAACGAAGCGTTCCATTCATATACAAACGTGAACCTGTCATACCTTCTGGTAGAACTGCTCTCGCTTGTTCTTTTGCAATACCATTGTCTAGTGCCCATTTATATTCCTTTTCAACTGCATATAGTACACGTTTTTGAGCACGTTCCCATTCGATAGCCAGTAATCTTGCATCTTCATCACCAGCATCAACCACAACAGAATTTTGACGATTCTTCAAGTCTTGCATCCTTGCCTCTTTTAGTTCAAATCCTAATTGAGTCGCCTCTGCATATCGTTGACTAAATTCCTGAAAGGAAAAGGAACGATGCCTTAAAATCTGTCTTGCAATATCTCTTGTAGTGTCTATCTCCAAACAAATGCTCACCATTTCTAGTGGCGACCAATGTTGGTTTTTGATAAGATAACGAACCAACTTTTCAGAAGTTTCGCTATTATTTTGATTGGCAGGATTTGAGACTCTGGCTGCAAAAGCAACCTGTTCTAACAAATTCTTACCGTCTGCTCCCTGTGTGTATGATATCAATTTCACATTCATAACAAATCTCCATTCAAGTCTTTTTCCAGTTAATAAATTCCATCTTTGCTCTCAGATTTACAAAGGTATGTTTACTTATGATATCTTGAATTTCGTCTGGTGAGAAGCCATTCAAAACCATATCATTCACATCCTTTTCTTCAATCATTTCAGGCCAGATTACCACATTGTAGTGTTCCTCGATAGCCTTGTCCATCTGATTATGTAGTTCTTTGTTTCTTGGTTCATTATCATACACCAAGACAATCTTGGACTTGTCAAAGTGCTTAGAAGCAGCCATCAGATTTGAATCCGCAGTTGCAACGGCATTCTCCAGAAACATAGAGTCAATAGGACCTTCCACAACATATATCATGTCTTCCGTGTTGATCCGGTCAGTCCCGAATAACTTGTGGTTATCTTTGTCTGTCTTTACGGTGATATATCTTAGTTTAGATTCACCTAGAGCACGACCTTGGAAAGCAACAAGATTTTTATCTTCGTCATAGAAAGGGATGACCAGTCTTGGGTCATCTTCTTTAAGGCCTTCTTTTTCTATTTGCAGACTTTCGACAAAGCCTTTAAAGTCTTGTGCAAAATATAGGTGTGCATGGAACGACTCTGGTATTTTGCGGGATTTGACATACACTTTCGCAAAATGTTCTTCTGGTAACGATTCGACCGATGGAATATCGAATTTAACACGAAACTTCGGGGTTTCAGGTTTGAATTCTTCGAAAGCTGGTTTAACGTAATTGTCACGTCCCTGTTCACCATTCTTGTAACGTTCAAGTGCATATTCTTTAACTAGGTTTGAATCAACCTTCTCCAGGAAATTATAAAAGGAAGTGGATGCACCACAATTGTGGCACATATAAAAGTAATTGTTCTTTTTTTCGTAAACATAACCACGAGCTTTGGTTTTGTTCTTACTTGAGTCACCACAGAGAGGACACCTGAAGTTGTACAGGTTCTCTTTCTTCTGTGTGAATTTTTGAAGCTTCGGGGATACCCTCAGCAGAAAGGTTCTATCAATAAAAACGGACATAACAAAATGGTGTGAAGTTTACAAGAAACTAGATTATACACCAATTAATTTAAAAATGCAAGTATTTTATCTAAGTGGCCGGAAAGTATTCCAATGACAGAAACTCCACCGGCAACCATCCACACCATCCTTTGTCGGATTTGTTCCAGGTTGCCAATCTTCTTTGCTAGTTCGGCATGTTGGTCACAGGACGCAATATACATTTCATTTAGTTTATCAACCAAACTATCTCTGGTTTTATCCAGACAGTCATGCATATCCTTAACATCAATTTTTAGGTCATCCATTTTCTCATTAAGGTTTTCCACCTTAGTTTCAACGATGCCAATTCTTTCTACTGTGGTTGCCATTTGTTTCTTTCTTATACACTAAAGCTGCTGCCGCAGCCGCAGGTTGATTGAGCGTTTGGGTTGGTTATAACAAACTGTGAACCTTGTAGGTCTTCTTTGTAATCTATGCTTGCACCTTGTAGGTATTGCATACTCATTGCATCAACAAGTACTTTAAAGTTCTCTAAAGGTACTTCAAAATCATCTTCATTCATTATCTCATCAAATGTAAACCCATAATTCATTCCACTACAACCACCACCTTGAACAAATGTTCTTAGTGATAAATCTGGATTGCCTTCTTCTGCAAGAAGGTCTAGAATTTTAGTTTTTGCTGATTCTGTTATCGTTATCATACTCTGAAACTTTCTCCGCAACCGCAGCGGTCACGTTCATTTGGGTTTTTAAAATCGAATCCTTCATTGAGTCCATTACGTTGATAGTCGATTGTCATACCATTTATATATACGAGATCCTTAACATTAACAACGACATAAACACCATCATCGAATTCCCATATTTTATCATAGAGTGGATTTGTTGTTCCAGTATCAAGATACTCAAGAACATAAGCCATACCACTACATCCTGTAGTTTTTACACCAACACGAATGCCAACACCAGATCCCCGTTTCTCGAGCTGTTGTTTAATTTTGTTAGACGCTAATTGCGTGAGTGTCATGCTTATTCCTGTAATCGGTGATGGCTGCTTTGATAGCATCTTCTGCAAGTATGCTACAATGTATTTTAACTGGTGGAAGTGTTAGTTCTTCGGCAATCTGACTGTTGCGTAGATTAGAAGCATCATCAATATGCATCCCCTTAACCCATTCTGTAACCAACGAACTACTGGCGATTGCTGAACCACATCCATATGTCTTAAAACGAGCATCTCTAATAATACCATTATCATCCACCTTTATTTGTAACTTCATAACATCACCACATGCAGGTGCACCGACCATGCCAGTACCAACAGTTGGATCGTCTTTGTCTAGAGAACCCACATTACGTGGGTTTTCATAATGGTCAATCACCTTGTCGGAATATGCCATTATTTTTTCACAGGAACTTCTGTACCTTCTAGTTTCTTGTGAACTTTCATTTCCTTACAATTTTGTTTTGGTTTGCCGGCTTTATCTTTAACGACTTGACCTTGTTTGTCTTTTACATCAACACAAACTTTTTTTGTTTCTGCTGCACCAACACTAATTGCGAAACACAATCCTGCTACAAATATATAATTTTTCATTTTTCGTCCTTTTTAACAAATTTTTCTGAAGCTGTAAAACCTAAACCTGCAACCACAATATACATCATAGAATCATATATTTTGGTGTCAATTGGATAACCATACACCATAGCAACAAACCCAAATGCACACATGGTGAATGCCAGTAACGTAACTACTCTTTTACTGGAGATGGTGCCATTGACACCATCTGATAACATACTTGTAAAGAATGTCATTTATTTAGAGTTCTGGTTGGAAGGCTGGTGCTGGTGCAGGTTTGCCACCGAATCCTGTGACAACTTGTGCTGCTGGTGCAAATGTTGCTGCACTTGACGTTGGTGTGCCAAATGTTGCATTGTTGCTTGGTGCATTAGTTGAAGGCGTGCTTGGTGGTCCTGAAACGACTGGTGGTTTATTTGCTGCATCTAGTGCCTTTGCTCTAAGGTCTTTATCATTACCTGCAAGCATGATGCCTGATAAAGTACCAGTTAAGAATGTTGCAATAGGAATAATCAACTCAAAGAATTTTTGGTCAATAGGACTAATTGCATTTAATGGTTGAGTTACAAAGATAATTGAATATAGAACAACAAAGACAATACCAGTCAATGTTAATGCTAAACAAATACCAATAAAGAATTTCAGTCGAGCCATTAGCTGTTCTTCTGTATACATGAGATTATTATTTTCCACAGTTAGCTCCTTGTGTTGGTGTAGTACATTGTGTTGGTACAGGAGTTTGTCCCATAGGTTCAACTCTTGTTGTTGGTGGTCCCAATCTTGGGTCACGTTGTCCTTTGAATATATGTTCTGGACATGTTCTTGTCACATCACATTTTGGCATCTTGCAAAAGTCTTTTTCCCAATTATCAGGGTCTTGACATGGGTAACGAAATCTATCGCCACCAAAAAGTGCCAATGTGAGTGGTAATAAAATTAATGCAATTGCAGTAAAGAATAACTTTTTATCATTCATGTTTTTTCCTTAATTACACCAAGAGGTTTTAGCTTCGCCGTAATATTCACGAGCAAATCCGTTAGCAATCAATTGAGCACGTAGACTCTGGCCGTTTAGAATGATATCGCCCAATACACGACCACCGAATTTATCCCAGCCATATAGAATGACTTGGCGTTGTTGGCTGGCATTAATGAGACCTTTAGTGAAAACGGAAGCGGCTTCACCTCTTTGCTTTTCACTATCGCATTGGCCACGGAATCCTTTTTCGGGAGTATCAACTCCGTAGACTCGTACCGCAAGTTCGGGCTTAAGTGGTAAGGGTAGAAATGGTGCGGCGATAACAACTGTATCGCCATCCGTTACTCTAATAATTTGTGCGTCATAAGTAACACCTTGTGGTGCTTTTTGTGCAAATGCTAATGCCGGCAACAAGGTTAGTAATACTAATAGTTTTTTCATATCAAACTCCAAAAACATGTAGTGCATGTTCATAATGTTTGATACGGTCTTCTAATCCGATTGTACCGCCATTGATACGTTTCGTTAATGTGACGATATCACCTTTATCTGCCCATTGATTCAAGTTGTTTGTTTCCCAGAACCAGCAAGCTGATTGTGCAGCACCTTCGAATGTCGCAAGATATTCTGAAGCTTCTTCAACTGTGATGTTTAATGAACCTGCAAAGAATGTATAGTTGTCACGGCCGGTCAATTGAATCAATCCACGGCCACAGAACTTATATCCGTCACCTGATGCTTCATCACCGTTACCCATGCGTGATGCATAGACTTTGTTTGCAATTGCTGCTTGTTTGTTTGGTCTTGAACAATAATCGTTAGCAATTTCATCATTCGGAAAATACTTTGGAAAGATTTTGCGTAACGTTGCAGGTTTGTAATTTAGATTCTCTTTTAGTGCAGTAAATCCACCAGACTCATGTGAACACTGTGCTATAAAAGCAGCCATTCTCTGAGGTGTATTGATTTCATAATCAGGCAATAAAATTGACAATGCGTGATGCCAATGATCCACGTATGGGTTTTTAGGAAGTAATTGTTTTAGTTGTTCTTTGGTCAGTTCCATTATTTTACACTTTCATAAATGTGTTTTTGTATTTGATACCATTCAATCCATGCATCATTTTTCACAGCACACTCATAATAAGTAGTATAATTAATTGTAACAGTTTTGCTTACATCACTCAATTTTACATCTTCACCCAATTTTTGTAACTGGGGACATTTTTGTAATAATTTATCTGGCACTTCTGGAAACTTCATTTTAACTGGAACAGTTGTAGAACATCCAGTTAGTGCAAAAAATGCACATAGTAAAAGTAGTTTTTTCATTTTGGTGCCTCAGCTGCATCATTATGTGCTTTGATAAACTCTTTAGGTATCTCACATATACCACCTGGCGCAAACTTGGTGTCATACTTGACCACTTCTCTATCTACATATTTAACAATGTCTTCGCCTCTGGTTTTAACTATCTGTACCTTGTTTACCACTCTTTCAACAATCTTTATATTTTCTTCTTTTGATTGTGTTTCAGCAACAGCAACTTTGGCTTCCATTTCTTTTACTCTTGCTTCCCATTCGTTGTTATCATGTATTGCACCAGCCATAAAAGTACCAATAGCAATTGCTGCAATTGAACCAAGTTGTATAGGTGTTTTGTAAACATAAAGAAAAGGAATGAAACTGAGGAATCTAATGAAATATGATGCGGCTACACCAAAAACGCCGGCTAATAAGACGGCGTAAAATATCCAGCTGGGTAACCATTGTAGTATCCACATGTTACATGTTTGGTTGTTTACGTTTAATAGATGACATTACTGGATTTCTTTTCTTAGAAACACCAGGTTCTCCACCTGCGCCACCTGAACCAGCAATGTTTCCACCACCAACATTATTTGCTGGTGCACCGGCCATGCCGTCTTCTTTCACACAGCTGTTATCAGAATATGCTTTTTTACCTGGAACAGGTTTGTAACCAGTCCAACATCTACCTTTTTCTGTAATATATTCTTGAAATGTTTTCATTAGCAATTCCACTTTCTTAGAGCTAAAGCTTTACGACTTGGTTCACCATTTGGTTTTTTCATTGCGCCTTGCATACCACCCATGCGAGCACAGAATGATTTTCTACGATTGGCTGCTTTAGAACCCGGTTTCAATTTAGATGGTTTAGTTGTGACCGCCATTGATAGTTTGGAACCTGGATTTTCTCTGCGATATGAAGCGATGCCTTTACGATTCAATCCACCTTTAGGATCCTTACCTTCTTTACGTTGCCAAGCGGCAGATTCTTCAACTAATTTTTCATCACTTATACACTCTAGTTCTTCCCAAATTAATTCAGAATCAACGTTTAATTCACAAGCAAGGTCTTCTACCATTTCTTCAATAACGTCAAAGAGATATTCAACTTCTTCTTTTTTTAATTTTTCTTTTTCTAATTTTTCTTTTTCAATTTGTTTCATAACATATATTTCATTTGGTGCTGGTCCACGGTGAAAAACATCAGCTGGTTTTTTCTTTGATTCAGTTACAACTTCTTCATTTTTACTAGACATGTAACCAGCAGCTGTTTCAATGTAGTCTGCGGCTAATGTTACCTTAGATTGAACCCAAGCAGGTATCTGCATATTTGGATCCTTAACCACACCACGCATCATGTTAATGGAACGTTCCATGTGATCCAGTTGATTCATAATCATACTGCCCTCATCATCCATCTCTTTACCCATGGCAATAGCAATATGGTTTTCTTCTAGTTCTTCTTCAGAAAGGTCATTTACTTTAGCAACATAATTAGTTGCATCTTTTCGTAACGTTGATCCAGGTTTTCTCAGAAGACCTTTTTCTTTTTCTTCACGTTTTTTGGCTTTTGCAATCTTATCCAATTTATCTTGTGTCATTTTGCCCCAAGGACCATGACCTTCCATGACAACTTCTTCTGGAACACAATTAGGAACGGTTCTACCATTTTTCTTTTTTGTTCCGACAGCAGTATAACCGTCCCAACAGGCCTTCTTCAGGTCACCGGTTGGTTTCTTAACTTCGTTGATAAATTCTTTTAGTGTTTTCATATGTTTCTTAATATCTCTGCGACATTCATATCTAGTGGTAAATCGGATGATAATATAGTTTTTCCATTGATACCATAAACAAAATCAGGCATAATATCTAGATAATCTAAAAAAGTTTTTAGAATATCATAATCACGTTCATCAGTCTTATAGAACAATATTCTTGCTGTAGCTTCAGGACCAAAAACATTATTCAATAAAATGATATGGTTCATTATCAATCGTTCTTTGAGGGATTTTGTTATCTTATATCTACGAAACAGTCTTTTTAGATATTTCGTTCTTTTGATATCTCCCTCAAATTCCGACATAATACAATGTGGTGATGTATAGCATTTCATAGCATACAACATAAAATTTTCTTCATTCAAATCATCAAACATATTAAAGAGGGGCCGAAGCCCCTTTTATTAAGCGTCAGGTAAAGAAATATCGTCTGAACCATCACCTTTAACTTCGGAAATGGCAACTAACGTTTCATATTGTACACGACCTGCACGGCCACCTGAACCAACTGTTTTTATGTTCCAACCAATGTGTGTTGCATGTTCTGCACCACCTTGTGATTGACTCAAACCACGACTTGCAATTGCTGTTGCACGTACACCACCAACAATATCAAAGTATTGTGTTGCAGCACCTTGTGTTGTAAGGTCAATAACAACGTTGTTAGCCGCATTAGCAGCAGTTGTTGCTAGTGAGAAACGGTTGGCATCAACAGGAACAACATAATATGTGTTTGCGTTTGTAATACCACCAATGTTTGCAGAACCATTCCAGTTATAAACTAGAGCAGCACTATTTGCTTGTCCATGGCCAGTATACATTATTACGTTGTTTGCAACAATAACTTGAGCTATTGGAATAACTAAATTGGGTTGACCAATTATAACTTCTGGAGTTGATGTGTAACCAACACCCGTGTTTGCAACTGTGATATTAGTCACCATGCCATTAGCAATGGTAGCAGTTGCAGTTGCGTCATATGCGCCGCCACCAGATGCGATTGTTACACCTGGTGCTGCAACATATCCGGATCCTTGATTTGACAATGAGATATCTACTACATTATCACCACCAGCAGTGGTTTCTGTAGCATCTACCATGAATAATCCAACAGTCATACCTTGTGTGTATGCCTGGAATTGTGTATTACCATACAACAGTGCAACGTTTGCTGCTGTTGGTGCGGATGCAACTGGCGCATTTGTTGTTTGTACTGTCTCAACAGCCCAATATGGTGCGTTAGCTGCGTTATCGTTATTTCCCCAAGATGACATTTTATTCTCCTTTTAACCGTGGGTTATATTTACTATTTATCTTTTTCCAGAAACTGGTTTACGCATCTTCATCATAGGGTCAATTTCGATGGTATCCCTCTTTTCACCAGTCAAGGTGGTACCGCCTGTTAATACCGCTGCGGCTTGTGGTTGTTCTAAATCAGCACTTACATTTTGCATTTTTGGTTTTTTACCATAAGCTTCCTCTTTCACACCTTTTCTTTTATAGATGGACTTAATGATTCGAGCAGACTTCGACATTTGAATCAACTTTTTACTCTTTGGTTGTTCAACATCATCAGGACTATTTGCACCATCACTAGGCATAGATGTTGCAGCTTTAGGATCTTCATAGTTTTCTTTATTCAAAGATTTTTTAATGCCAGCAGTTGTTTTATCAATCTGTTTACCGGTGGCTTTCATATGATTCAACAGACGGTTGTTTGATTTTTTATATTCACCTTTTGAAGCCAAATCATCAGAAGACTTCATTGCTTTATTTTTATAACTTTGCAATGTTTCTGAACTGATTTCAGAAATAACATTTGTATCATCTGAGTGTTCAACAGAATCTCCAGTCCATCTTTTACCACTCGTATAATCTTTGCTTGCGCCAGACATTGTTTTGTTTCGTAAAGATTCCGCATCTTCAGGATGACGACTCATGTGTTTTTCTTTGGCTTTCATAAAAATACCATGAGCTCTTGTTGACTTAGAAGCCATTTCTTTTTTCTTTGAAGCGTCTGGTTCTGAACGAGATTTATCATACAGTTCATGACTTCTTTTTAAAAGTTTATTGGCTCTTTCACCATATTCAGGAAAAGATTCACCTAAAGATTCAGCTTCTTCTTTGACAATCTTACCATACTGATTCATGGTTAAAGTTCCCTTGCCACGAATTGAAATCAGTCTTTCTACCATTTTATGTAGAAGTACATCCGATTTTAATTCTTCACGAGCAAACTCCAATACACGAATCAATAAAGGAATGTCAAAAATTATTGTATCTTTTCTATCCACAGCTTCTGACATGTGGTCTCTTTTCCATTTGATGAATTGACCCATCTTGGAATGTGCAACCTTTTGGTCTTTAGAAACATGTTTTGGATTGATACCTCTAGAAGTCAAATATTGATCCAAAGCAGCATCTTCCGCAATATTAGCTTTTGCGGACCATGGATCCCAAGGATTAGTTCCAAAAGAAGGCTTTTCTGCACCCCCCCTTTTAACTATAGATTTTAATGTTTGTGCTTTGCTCATTATTGTGCCTTATTTGTTCATCATTTCTTTTTGAACTCTATTTAAAGATTTTTTGGCCAAGTACCTTGCGTGGTTTAATGGCTTCAAATCGTGTGTATCATTAATACTAGAGACAAAAGGTCCGTCTTCCTGACTGGTTGGTCCTTTTGCCTCAGTTACTTTTTTTCTGTATCCTGTTCTGGCTTGTCTTTTTGTTTAGAACCACCATATGCAGAACCTTGTTTTTTACCTGATCCACCGTTTGGTTGTGGTTCACCACGTTTCTTAACGTCAGCCATCATTTCATCCCAACCTTCTTTGAATTGTTTCAAAGTTTTACCTTGAACTTCTTCTTTCTTCATCTTGTCGTGAGCTTTACCCATGTTCTGTATGTCTTTGGCATTTTCTTTTGAACCAGACTGAGTTTTGCCCTTCATGTATTCAGTTTTTTTCTTATCCATGTAAGAACTTAATGTTGACTTAGATAATTCAACAATCTGTTCCACTTCTTCTTTTTGAGGGGTAGGTTTTTTACCAGTTTGTGGTACACCCGTTCTCTTTTGAAGTGCTTTCAATTGGTCTTCATCTGAACCACCAGTTAAAGCTTTGAAAGCTTTCTTGGCAATATCTTTAAGACCTTCTTCAACGGTTTCAACTTCTTCTTTTTTAACTGCTTTCTTTTCGCCACGAAGAATTTTGAAATCGTGTGCATCAACTTCATTGTTTTTATTTTTATCAATTAAATGTTGATTACCCTTTAGTGCCTCTTGTTGCAAAATTTCTTTTACCGCATCAGCAAGTGCATCGTTCTTTTTTAAGTTTATCATGTTAATCTCCTTTAATGTTTTTTGCAGCTGCAACCATGGTCTCACCTTTAGCTTCTGCTGCTCCGCCGTGGCCGAACTGTTTTTCTTTTTGTGCTTGGTCACCATACTCTTTTGCTTTATCCATCAAATGTGTCTTTTGACGTTTGATTTCTTGAGCATCATGATGTGATGTTTCCGGTGTGGACTCTCTTACAAACTCTGTAAATTTTTTCATTTCTTTTTCTTCTTTATTATCTTTATTGAACTTGAACCAAATTTATCTTTTGGATTTTCCATTGGTTCTTTATTTGTTGCACCGCCCAATACGCCGTAAACACCCATTTCAGAATCGGCAGGATCATTATACGATTCTCTAAAGTTTTTGAAATCTACATGTTCTCTATAAGTTACATCGCCTAGACCAGACATAGGGTATACTGTTCCCTGTTGGCGTGTATCAAATTCTGGACCAACTGTTGTTATGTTTCTCATACGTTGATTAACAGTTGGTGAATCTCTAAAACGATTACGTTTTACTTTTTCCTTGTCCTTGGAGAAGTTGTCTTCTTTGGGGATTGGGCTGACTTTGAGGCTGGGACTTTCTTCGGTGTAGGTTCTGAAGTTGTAACCTCCACGCTTTTTGTTTCCGTCCCACTTGATGTTGTCGGCGTTACTGTCTCCTGCACGATTATCTGGGAGTTCACTTCCTGGACCTTCTGCTTTTGGACCGGTTCCGGCGTTGAGACTTGGACTTCCATTGGTGCGTTTGGTTTTGTAACTTTCAAAAAATCTAGAATTTTTCTTAACATTTTCATTTTCCTTAAATAATGATGTGATACTAATTTTACCACGACTTTCCAACCAAGAGAACGCAATTTCATTGTAATTTTTGTCCTCGATGAACCTATTTATTTCTCCGTAAGTGTCAGTAATATCCTCTCGAATTTCTTCGAAAGTTGAACTATTATTGAAATCTATAAAATTAGAAAAATTCTGACGATATGCTTCTTTTGAAGATTGTGCTAATTGCCACTTATCATATCTAATTGATTCTGAAATTGATTTGTTCAACTTCTCATTACGTTCTTTACTGGCTTCATTGGTTGTATCAACAAATACCATAATAGTTTCATAACCAAATTCTTCTAGTTCTTCTCTAATGGTAATTATTCTAGTGTGGTCATCAGCCGGACCATTAATAATCAGTGGGCAACGGTTACGAATAGCTTCTCTACGATAATCGGTTGTTTTTTCGGACAGTTTTTGTTTGTCCATCAATAAGTCAAATGCTTGTATTGAATTAAATTCTACTGCTTTACTCTCAGCGATTGCTTCACGGATGATAATATCTTTACCTGAACCTGGTCCGCCAGTTACAAAGATTGCTTTGAAAAGACCACGATTATAATCCTCATTTAGTCCCATACCTTTACGAACATCACGAAACAATGCTCTAGCATGATTTTCTGGAACATGTGTAGGAACACCTTGTCTAAAAGAATTGAAATCGCCAGACTTCGCATGTTCACGCATCTTGGAAGCAGACATACCTTCTGCACCTTCAGCATCAGGATCACGTTGTCCAGCAGACTTCACTTCAATTTTTTTGAAGTTGAATAACTTACCTGGACCTTCACCGTTATACTGATTTAACTTTTGTTCATATTCTGGAATACGGTCTGAACCAGCAACCATCACTAAATGGTCATGGCCAGCTGCATGTAGTGCAGCGGCATGTTGTAAGAATGTTGGTTTCTCTTTACTTGAACCAGTTATGTTCGCACCAGGAAAGAATCTCTTTGCATGTTTAATTTTACTTGCAAGGTCTAGTGGATTCTTCTTTGTATCCATAGAATGTGATATAATAATGTGGTGCGGTGCTTTGTAATCTTTAGACAACTGTTTCACTCTATCTACCAGTTTTTCGTGGCCAGTAGTTGGAGGATTCATGCGACCAAATGCCATCACCACAGGTGTGTGGGTCTGTGCATCTTCATGTAATTTTTCTAAAAACTTTTTCATATGTTTCTTATCCCAGCAAAATTTCTCTTAGAGAATTCCGCACGATTAACAAATTTATCGGATTCTTTGTTGTGATGGAAAACATATCCTTCAGGATTCGCAGATTCGCCGCCGTGTGTGTGTTGGAATTCTTGATGTTGATTCATTACACCAATGAGTGTATCTTTGGCCTTTTGTAAATGGCCATGCATCTTAAATACATTGTTATAATGTTTTTTATTTTTTTCAATTTTACCAAGTTCAGCTTTAAGTTCGCCTTGTTTGGTTGTACGATTCTTTTCAACTTTAAGTTTATCAATTTTTTTATTCGTATCGGTTTCTAACCAATTCTTAAAGTTTTGATGGTTGGGTTCTTCACCTGTTCTAACTGTATGATTCATATATGTTTCCAATGAACCACCGACTCCATGATGTGCTTTTGTACCAGCATACATGTCATCACCATGTGTATCATGGACTGCTTGTGCATCTGCAATATGTTTGCTGAATTTCTTTTGTTCTTCTGGACTGAAATGTACTTTTGATGTGTCCATTCTTGGATCAACTGAGAACACATCAGAATGTTTATTGAAATTTTCGTGGTCAACTTCATGTGATGCATTTAGACTGGCTGCATCTTTACCATGGTAAGACAGATGTGTAACAACACCAATTTTTGCCTTCTTAACTCCACCTTCGTGTGTTCCGTGTGCAGTATATGTTAGGCCAGAAGGATTTGGATGAAACGATGTACCGCCACCTTTTTCACTTTTCTTATCCTGTTTGTCTGTACCAAACATCATATCACCTTGATATACACCACTTTTAGGTGCAATCTTAGGTAGATGTGTTAGTGCATCTTTTAACTTTGCGGCCAGACCAGGTGCGTGACCATGGTTCATGTCTACATCTTTTGGTGTATAGTTAATCTTTGGTGTTTTATTGAAAGCAGACTTTGATGCAACAAAGAACTTACCAGTTTTTGGATGATGACCATAAACAAGTGCTGGTGAACCATCATATTTTGTGGTTAGTTCGGATGATTTATTACCAGCCTTAATGTGTTCTGCTGCAGCTGACAATGACTTAATAGCGTGTGCAGCACCTTTTTCACCATTTTGTAGAGGACGGTCTTCCACATGCGTCAAGTGTTTAATTTGACGGCTGGCGCCTTCTTCAGGATCCTCTTGCTCTGTTAAAAAAGTTTTGAATGATAACATTGTCTACCTATTGAATTGCAACACACTTTGGTTGTCTGTAGGGTTATTTATAATGGATTATACCACAGATTCATAAATCTGTCAAATCTTGGCTTAGATATATAGCACTCTATTTTAATCGAATTTCCACTCACCAGTTGAGGCCACTTGACCCCGGCAATGTACCTTATCAAATTCTACCACTTTTTCTTTATCTATAATGGCGTAATATGCGTGTTCTAAGTCTAAAGGACCTAGTAGAGGAAAGACTTCTTGCAACACCAGCTGGTGTGTATCTACCAGAGAAGTACACATTGACCACAAACGGGTATCAAAAACATGAGTTGCTCCGTGAACAGGTTCATTCATCCATGTTGGTATGCGTTCTTTGAATACGTATTTACCATTCAACTCATTGTATTGATTAATATCAAAACCATCATCAAGTTGTAGGCGACCAGTTATCTTAAAGATTCGGTCAACACCTTCCAATAATTGTGGATTCTGTTTCAGATAGTCCAATACCACATGCATCATTGCACATTCACCTTGACTTTTCATTCCGTTTTTTGTGAAGTGTAATAAAAAATCAACTTGATTCAAATTTAAAAACAAGTCAACCTTAGAAACAAGTTCTGAATACTTGTCCGTTAATGTTTCTATTGATACATCAGAAAGTACAATAAATGACTCTGGAGATTTATTTCTAATAGAATCAACAGTTTCTAATGTTTGTTTCAAACGTTCATCTGCACTAAAGACACCAATTGCAGGTATCAAACAAGATGTTATAATAAAAATCGATTTCATTTGTACCAGTACCAAACATCACATTCGGTTGTGAGAACGTTGTCGGTTTTAGTTGGTGCAAATTCACAAACGGCTTTATTGACGCCAGGAATAGTTTGATAGTCATGACCGGAGAAGATTCCTCCAGTTTTAACTTTTGAGTAATAGTTGTGACAATCTTTTGTTAATTGTTCGTAGGTGTGCAATCCATCAATGAAGATGAAATCAAATTCTTCATCGTTGAACCGGTCAACAACATTGTCTGAGAAGTCTCTAATCAAAACAAATCTATCACCATAAACAGCCATCTCTTGCGTGACACGGCCAAAGAATTCTTCTCGGTCATTTAATACATTACCATTCCAATCGGTATATGCAACATAAGGATCAATTGAATATAGTGTTAATTCTGGATTGGTGTCCAATAGAAACTTTGAGGTATGTGCCTCAGAACATCCAATCTCTAAACCTTTTTTCATGCCTTTGGTCAATTCACCAAGTCCATAACCCGAACACTTGGTTACTCCACGTTCAACACCAAATGCTTGTGTTGCAGTATTAAATTTAATTATATCACTCATATTATACCTCTTTATTAAAGTCACTAAAAATAACAAACGGATCAAGTCCGAGTTGATGGTCCGGAATCTTATGTAGTTCAAATAATTCCGGATATTTAATTGATGACATTAACATAAGTGTTTGGTCATCATCAATCAAACCATTCGTACCTAATTCAATCAAACACTCTTTCATTGCAGATTCAAACTTAGGCCATGCCGGTTTACCACCAACAATCTTTGCACCAAGAATATAAACATCGTTTGTCGCAATAATTTCATGTATAGGTTTATCATCATATTCTTTATAATTGAAAAGATGCATCTTATTAACATCAAAATCATAAGACCATTTCTTACTTGTAGGTACTTTCTCTGCCGTGCGGCAATAACCAAAATCCAACCAAGAAACTAATTCATTACTAACCATGTTGTGTTTGATTGCTAGATTGACAAACACTGACTTGAGAAAGTTAACAACCACATAATGTGCATTCCAATATTCTGGATTTGCCCGTTGTTCTGGAATAATTAAATTTTGAAATGCATCAGTTTTCTGAATGCTGTTAACATCTTTAATCAAGTCTGCATACTTACTAAAAATATCAAACGAAACAAATTTTGTTGGTCTATCACCTCGCAAAGGTTTCAGTTTCTCAATAATATCTGGTGTAGAAAATACAACCATTTCGTTTTCCATTTGAGCCATGTGTGAAAAACGTTCAATGTATGTATCAGTAGTTCTTTGTAGATAATGTGGTAGGCCTTTGTCTGGTGTCCATTCTCCACGACCAATATCATAAAAAGCAGTAACAATAGTAATCATTATGTTGTCCTAAAAGTAATTAATTCTTCAACCTTATACTTATCATGATAAAATTTCTTCAATTCTGGATCTCGGTCATATTGGTGTACAATGTAGTATGGTTGACCATCGCCAGTTTTCATTACACCATCCTCAAAGATTGGATGTTTTTCTGTAATGAAAGGTGCAAAGTGGTCTCTTTCAATAGGTTTATTTGTTACATGTAAGTTGCAACAGAAACCATCATTTAAACCACTGATGTATGTTAAATCAATATATGGGAACCAACCCATCAATATATTGTATGCAGCTTGGTCGGCAACCCAATCTGCTCTATTTAAAGACAGTTGATATAACATACCACACAAGTCAGCAATGATGTGTGCTTTGCCAGCCAATGTACCAACGTTTAATACTTCAAAATCTTTAATTTCTTCATAGAAATATGTACCAAAACATTTTAGAATGTTGTCACGATTCCAATGTTCATTTTTAACTAGTATACATTCAGATACACCAATCAAATCGTAACCAGAATTATTTGTTAATACATGTGACAAATATTCCATTGGATCATTTTGAAAGATTACATCACGCACATCAGTACTGACAACATAACGATATTCACCATTATGTTTCTTCAAATAATCATAAATGTGAATGAAACGTTCCATATGAAACATTGCACCTGACATGGATTGTGCAGATATTGCAGTGAATCCGGCTTGTCTAATCTTGTTGATTGTTTCTTCTGATGCATCAATTGCAATCAGAACTTTGTCACCTTTGAATCCACATTCATTAATAGATTCGATCCAAGGTTTGACTTGTTCGTAGTTATAGTTTTTAAATGCACCTATAATCAGGTCTTTTTTGTCCATGGTAATTCTCCATTATATTTTTCAAACATCTTCTTATTTCCCTGTAAGAAGAATTCCGATTGTACTGATAACTGTGTGTTACCTGTACGATAGTTTAAACTGTAAGCTGCATTAGTATCATATTTTAAGTTATTGTTTCTCAATACATGAGTCAACATTCTATCAACTTCTGGTACTCCAGGTTCTCTTGCTTTGCGATACCAAATTGGACTTGTTTGAATTGCAAGCATCTTTGGTAAAAAGAAACAACCAACATCAACAAAGTAATCACCAATGCAAGATTCCCATTTACCTAATGATTCACAATCATCCATACAAACATGGTTACCATTTTTGTCTACAATCTTACGCAAAGAATATGCCCAATCATTACCTTTTTGAATTACATTTACCAGAGATTCGATATGTGTGTAATCATAGTAATTATCTTCATCCAAGAAACAAACCAGGTCACCTTTTGCAAGGTACACTGATGCACCATAGATTCGGTGTCCGTTGAACCGGTCAAGTCCTGTTGGGTATGGGAGGTCTATTAGGTCAATATGTGGATATTCTCTTGCTATCACACGACCTTTTGGTTGTCCATCTACAACAACTAGGTGTTGTATGTTATCATAGGTTTGATTTTTAACCGATTCTATCGCTTGGCGTAGATACGGAGCACCCGTTGTAGGTGTAATCACAGTCACTAACGGCTTCATAATTTATCATCCTCTAGTTAATTTTAGAATTGCCTCAATTTGTTTTTCAATTGCTGGTTTACGATTAGGCCAGTAGATATATTCTTTATCTCCTGTACTATGTAGTTTCTTCAGGAAAGGTATAATCATCTTCTCAAGTTCAGCCAAGCGTCTTTCCGTTTCTGTCAAATTAACTTTGTAATTCTCAACGGTCTGTACACTCTCTTTAATTGTAGAATTATATTCTTGTTCAGAAATAGCTGAGAAACCGAAATCATTTTCGGTGTCCTCATAACTCTTTAGAATTTTATCGAAGTCTGTTAATGCCATTATTTGTAGGAGTAATCACACATCATACGGGTAGGATAACCATCACCGCCTTGTGTGTCACGTATATTTAATTTAAGAATGTAATGACCTGTTTCTATCTCCATGTCAATACGCTTACCTGTACCAGATTTGCCACCATAGTATACATTACATGAGTTTGGTGTTGCAGCTGAAGTCATGTAATCTTTATCAATTTCATACACTTCGGTTTTACCCGTCAATTTATGTACAATAGTGTAACCATGGCCAACGCCAGAAATTAAAAAGTTTTTCAATTCATTCTTCTGTTTCGATGACATTGTTTTCCAAACATCTTCAACATAACCTTTTTTTAATTTGCCATTATAGATATCACAAAACAATGCATCGTTGATGTTAAACATATTAAGAATTTTTAAACCATCTTTGTTTGTAATTTTACCAGATTTGATTTCTGCTGGTGAAAGAACTGTACGGATGCCTGAGTTGAAAAAGGTAACAGTACCACCAGTTTTCAAACTTAGGAAGATTTCTTTCTTATCACAAATTAATGTAATGTCGGTAACAACGGGCCCCAGATTGTTATCACGTACAGGAATTTTAGATGAAATTAAAACTTGTGGTGAGAATATAAAAGGTCTTTTGTTGTTTAATTCACCAACCTCTTTAACTTCTAGATTTTTACATTTATTCAGTTTATGAAGTTTAACTATATCATCAACTGCTTGAAGTAATTTTGTGTCGGTTATCTTTTCACCTTTCCACCATTGTCTCAATGCATCAGCAAGTTCTCCCTCATATGCATTACCTTTATTCTGTACACCTCGGCCGCCAGATGATCCAGAACCAAATTTCATGGTAATTTTAGTTACCTTTGCTTCTCTTTTTATTTTAGCAAGGTCAATATCAGTTTGTAAATCTCTTGTAACATTAATCTTAGCAATTGATGCGGGATCAACATTGATTGGAGTTTCAACTTTTGGAAATTTTGATTTTAGATAAGCAAAGATGTTGATTATATCTTCTATCTTTGCTTTGTCACCCTTTAGAGTTTGCTTGATTTCCGTTGCAGTCTTTGGGAAAAAAGTATAAGCCATTTAACACCTTCAAAAAAAGTATTTATCTTATAATTTGAATCTCTTTTCCAGAAGTCCAAATTTCCAATTCGGTTTTTAACCGATTGTCATTATACAGAGTTTCATACCGATTGCAAGCCTTATTTCGCCACCATTCAATCAAGTTTACCAGATTGTGTTTCTCATAGTTTTCACCAGGAATAAGCACGTCCGTCTTACAATTCACATAGTCTACCATATTCTTAAAGCCATAGTCACTGATGTAATATCTTTTCTGCTCTGTCAACCCTTTTGCTTTCCCAATCGTTGCTATGAATGTATCCCCTTCAGGTGTACCTTTAAGTGATGCTTTAGTAAGTGATATAATCTTCATAGAGATTTTTAGTTTCTTACTGGAAGCATCATCCTCAACCAAAGGTCCGACTTTATCTTGTACGAAATCACGTAGGTCGGAATAAGGTTTACCATGCATCATGGGTAGAAAATCTGAATCTGTCAGACCTTTATATCTGATATATGGTTTCATACCATCATATTGTGATACAGTCTTTGAACTACCATACAAAGAAGTTGTTTCAAAGAGGCACAGATTCATTCCATATTTTGCATTTACAATCTCACGTACTTCATGTGAAGTGCAGATTGCAGCCAATAATTTACCACCAAGGTAATTATAACCAAATGGTTGTGCAGGTACAATAACAAAACCCATCATCGCAGAGTTATTGAATCGTTTACCCCACTCAGGTTTCTGTGTAAACACCTGTCCTAACATATCATTACGTGGCTTACAGTTGATTACAGGTGAACCAAGACGAATGAATCCTACGTATTTTCCTGTATTGGTTTCACGTACTGCCAGTTTAACATTACGGCCAACTGGTGGAATGTTTACATGAGATGAAGTGATGTTCAATAGATTGGTCCAAGTTTCATTATCAATCTCTACAACCTCAAAATTCATATCTTTTGGATTCATTGTGAAGTCTTGGAACAACTCATCTTCGATTGGAAACAAAGGATTGGATGGTAGTTCAGCCAGAGAATTCAACTTCTGGTCACGCATATACTCATCAATACGGTCAAAGCTGCCAAAGTAATCTTCAAATACTTTGGCACAATGAACTGCATCATTAAATTCTAATTTCATACTTTAAATCCGTCAAATGATTTCTTCTGTGGTTTATCTCTGTTACCAAATGTGTTGAGTGGTTTATCTTGACCAGAATCTGTAATGCCGTCTTGGCTAGATTGTTCAATATCATATAATCTCATTTTTGACCTATCAATACCTAGAGTGAATCGTTTGAAATGTGTTGGATCATTATAACGATTCTTTAATTGTTTTACCATAATCTGTCCCATTTCTTCTAGTTCTTCGGAAGAAATAAGAGCAAACATCAAATCTGCTGTAGCTGGCAAACCAAAAGACTCACTTGTGTCTTCGAGTCCGGGGTCGGAAGAAGTAAATCCGCCTCTAGTTGTTTGTGTCGCAGAAACAATAGGTACTCCGAACTCAACGGCAAGACCTCGCAACTCCTCAGCGATTGCTTTGACATAGGTGTAAGAGTTGACATTCGCTCCGGCTTTGATTCTCGCTGAACAACATATGTTAAGATAATCAATAAAAATAATATCAGGAACAAAAGACTTTTTAAGATTGAGCTCATTGAGTAAGGTCCGAAAGTGTATACTACTTGCAGATGCTGTTGGATATTCTTTGATGATAAGTTTACCAACAGTCTTTTCACGGAGTTTATTAATCTTTTTATCATACAAATCTTTCGGTAAACTTACAAGGTCATCAATTGTGACATTCAATAAGTTGGCATCAATACGTTCTGCAATCTTTTCTTCACTCATTTCCATTGTGATGTAAAGAACATTCTTGCCTTGTACCATACAGCCTGCAGCCACATGACACATGAACAAACTTTTTCCCACGCCAGTTCCGGCAAGAGCTATATTAAGCGTCTTATTAGGTAAACCACCTTTTGTGATTTTGTTAAAGAACTCTAAGTCAAAAGGGATTCGTTCTTCTTTACGATGATAAAAATCATATCGTTCATCAGAGTTTTCAAGATAATCGTGGCCAACAGAATTGTCAAAACTTATCGCTAAGGCATCTGATAGTATTTTGGGAATCGAACCTTTGTCATTTGTTTTGTCCTTGCCATCGAGGATTGAAATAGACCCCAATACAGCGTTGTAAATGGCCTTCTCTTGGCAAAACTGTTCGGTCTTGTCAACAAGCCATTGAACCTTGGATTCTTCACCTTTAGTTTTCTCAATCTCTTGTAGATAAGATTCACACTTCTCCACTTCCTCATCTGAGAGATTTCGCCTTTCTTTGACGGCCAATACAAGTGCTTCAACCGTTGGTGTAGAATTGTAAGTTTCTGTGAATGATGCAATTTCATCGTATAATGTTTTATCACTTCTGTCTGTAAAATATTCTGATTTTAGAAATGGTAAAACCTTGCGTAAATATTCTTCATTGTAAATTAGATTCTTTAGAATCGTCTGTTCCAGTTTCATCAATTACTTCCTGTTCCATGTTAGAT